CTGTATTGCCCACAGACATGATGACTTCTTCTGCAAACGTTTTCCAGCCTTCTCCATAAGACATAGCTCGGAGAAGATCGTCTAAAGTTACAGTAACTGTGGCCTCATTATCTACTTGACGGCTGGCAGCTATAAGAATAGCAGCTTTAAGAATGCTCTTAGAAAGACGATCAAAAACAGGAGTCATCAACATTGCGTTCCAGCTTTTGGTACCAAATTTTAAGAGGTCGTATTCAAGCCTAGTATAACGTTGCCAAGCTTCCTCTGTAAGATATGCCTGAAAATCACTAGAAACTTCTAATGCAGTTTCCTGGCCTCCCACAGTTAACAAAGCTACCTTATTGTAGTGCTCCTTAATAGCTCTAATCTGTTCGAGGATTCTATTGCGCCCACCTTCGCTTACTGTGCTTGGAGGGCCTAATGGACGAACTCTGCTAAGATCAGATTCTGCTGTAATAAAAACAAACCTAGGAATGAACCCGGACGATACATGCTCGTATGATAAAAGACTTGTAACTTTGTTTTTAATACCGCCAGCAAAAATAATCAGCCGAGGATCGCGAACCTCCACAACTTCACGTTTAAGAATACGCTTCATAAGTTTACCATCATAAAGTTTGGTAAACATTTCCGCCATTCCAGCCAGGTAATCCTTTTTAAGAATTGCTTCGATTAGACCAGAAAACTCATCACGCAAAAACACTGATGGTTTCTTAGGCCTTACTGCCAAAGTTGCAAGCATTCCTTCAATAGAACCATCTGTAGCCATAACTGCATCTGCATTAGCTTCTTCAAGTAAATCCATAGCAATGTCCATTGCTGTGGACTTACGAGTCAAAGTTGTATCAGCCAAAATCATAAACCACAGATTCGGAATGATCTTATCGTATGATGTAGGAAGCGTAACAGAACCAGAAATCAGCGCACTAAGAATTACAAATGCACCAGCTTGATGATATTGCTTAGCTGCATCAGTTAGACTAGAAGCCCATTTTACATAGTTTTCTACAAATGTAGGTTCTAGTTGCTTAACATATTCAATTTCATAGTCAGACATAATCTGCTGAACAACTGGCTTCGCTTTATCATGATCTTGTCCCTTGGCCTGAATGTTGTAATGTTCTTCTGCCCGAAGAACATCTTTCCACAGATCAGATTCCGGTCTAGAATCTCTAGCGTATTTATTACAAGCTGAATCTCTTGCAAGGATAAAAACTTCGTCTTTTGTGAAACCGGATTCAAATGCAGCACATTCTAGGAACCACAGAGCTTGCGACCAATCAGCATCATCTTCTGGACTATCTTTGAAATACCTCTCTAAGGCAGGCGTTACTAATTCACTACGTAAAGAAAGAACATCCTCACCTGTCATTGATTGCATCATAGGAGACAGTTGGGTGTCTTCTGTAACAGCAATAAAATCAGCTACAGGATACTCTTCGAAATCTTCTAAACGATAAAATGATTTGTCAGCTCGAACGATTCTAACTTCAGGTTCATTATCATATTTGAAATTAGTAGAATTGGGAACACGGAGCAGTTGTGTTAAATCCCAACCAGACTGATCAGCGCCGTCTTCTCTGTGGAAACGAGCAATGCGACGAGAAATATCTTCTGCATTTTCTGGATCAACTTCATCGTCAAAAATCCAAAAAGCTTGATAGCGCCCAGGAGAACTTTCAAGAACAACTGATGGCCTGACTAACAAAACATCAGGGTTGCACCGATCAAGGTCTGACCAAGCATTAGGCGCACTAATAACATTGGCTTTAATCCGACGCGGCGCGCTAAAGAGATTTGGGCAGAAGTATACGTTTGTATCAGGAATTACCTTATCCAGGTAATCCGTGATTTCATTCAGTGCCTTAGGATAATTGAAAAATTTTTCTTGAAAATTTCGTGTGACTTGATCTAGTGTGGCAATGCAGAGATATCCATTATTTCTCCCGAGTAGTAATTTAAAGAAAGGTTCTAGATTAGCCATCAATTTCCTTATCAGCAGAGAGGGGCACTAGATTGGAGCAGTTATTTAAACGCGAGCACTACCCATGCTGCGTCCCCAATTATTTACTGCCGATCTAATTACGGCAGAATGGAATTACGCTTTCCGCGCGCCTTACCTGTGGTAGGAGTCTCGGCCTCATCGTCAAGCTTGAAACCATTAACTTCATTCTTGTAATAAGTCTTGTCATCAGTGGCATTTCGCGTCTTGTAAACATCAACCTTTCGGCGAACAGAAACTGTGACATGCTTACCTTCAAAGTTTTCGACCGAAGGAATCTCACCAGTTGTCAAAGCATGACCATTACCAGTGGCCTTGAGGAACTGTGCAAGGAACCAGTTCTGAGAACTACCATTCTTACCAACAATATTAAAGAGCATCACATTAAACCACAGCTTGCGATTTTCAAAAGCCTCGCCTTCTGAAATCGTGGTTTCAACCTTGAACATAGGCTTGCCAGCATTAGGCCCGCTCTTGACTTCTGTAATTTCGATATCTGTGATATCGACCTCATAGAAACCAGAGGGCAAGGGCTCAAAACCCTTGGCACCAGTAGTAGCAATATCGTCCTGAGTAAAGTCGACCTTTAATGCAGTCATTTTAATTAGTTCCAATCATTGTCATTTTGTTGTAAATAATTTCCATTGTCGGGTCCACAGTGTAGAGCCCGAGATTCCCCGAACGATCCTTAGCAACAGCGGTTTCTGTGGCCTCTGTCAACAAGACTCGAACATTCTTGTCTTCGCCTGTATCAGGATCGGTGATTTCTTTCATGTAGTAGAAGAAAACTTCGTCGAATAGAGCTGCCGCTTCTTTCTGGAACTTGCCAGTGAACAACGGCCTCTTTAAGATGTTGCCTTTCTTATCCTTTTCTTCAGCTAATAGCGCAGTCCAAATAGAATTAATGGGGAGTCTCTTGATATCCCGAACAAACTTGCGCATATGTTCAAGACTCAAACCCCATTCATCCCAACCTGGCTTATCAGCTGTGGGAGAAAGGCCAGCCTTTTTCATGATGTAGTAAAGATTAATTTTTTGAAGCTCAGTATGAGAATCCCATACCACAGTCTGATAGCCATGATCGGTATCAGACAACGCCTCTCTAATTTTCTCTACTTCTTCCCAAGTCTTAACTTGAATTACGTCAACCTTAGGATAAGTCTTGCGAAGAGAGTTTGTGCCAAACTCAACATCAACAATTAAAACCGGTCTCATCTGTGGTACAGCATCTGCTGAGCCTGCAAAAACAGTTTTGCCTACGCCAGCATCCCCATAAATGAAAATGTCATAGTAAGCATCCCGCTCTTCCAGTTTACGGATTTCCAATCCACCGAGAGATTTAGAAGTTAGTGTAATTATGTCACCCCCTCTCACTATAGTAGTGCTCTAGATATCGAGCTACGCCTTCAGCTCGAAACTTGTTAAAGCTAGAATAGTTTAAACCAGTCTTGGTATCTGAAACTTGATATTCAACGCAAGCTGGCTTGCGAGGGACCAGGTAGATTTTTTTTCCTGTTTGTGTTACCTGTAATCTTTTTTCTGCTGGCATTAGGAATCTCCGTAACTACTTTATTCCACAAAACATAATAACGCTTAGCCCACATTTGAACTAAAGGATCATGGCACCAATTCATCTGAGATTCAATTGTTCCATTCTTGAGCTGATCCTTTAGCTCATAGAGAATATTTCGAGTTCTCATCTTTAACCTCATAATAGTGGGGCCGCTTTTCAAACATAACTTCAATCAGCCCAGACGGGTCTTGACCATTCATTCGCTCAATACATGGCGCCCTAAACTCACAAAACTTACAACCAAACTTAGTTGGCGTAGGATATTCTTTAGGGTGTTCAATCATTTCTGTTGCCACAGAAACAAGGTTTTCATAGAAAACCTTGAACGCTGCCTCATCTCGACGCATCTTATTTAGCTTGAAATAATGATCAGTACCGCGTTCTTTGAGGAACTCGAGATAATCAATATACAATTCAATTGGCTCATTGTTAGCCCTAATGGCTTCTACCATCAGCTCAAAAGATGTATCTTGATTCTTATCTGTGGAAAGCAATCGACCTTGATATCGCCTACCCAAAACCTTAGGTGGCTGTGGTACGGCTTTCTTCAGTTCAAAATACTGGAAACCAGCAACATCTAATCCAAGCATCCACAGAGCTAAGAGATACAGATTAAGCTGTTCGTCATTCTCTAGCCATTCATAATCATCAGAGATGGCACGAACATTTTTCCAATCACGAATCCAGACCTTATTAGTATTCTTATCTCGTAAAATGAGGTCAATCTTACCCTCAAGCACAACAGGTAAGCCGTCAAACCCAAAACCTTCTACACTATCTTCAGTGGCGATCATCCACTTTTCCCAGCGATTATAGCACTGGATACATCTACACTTAAGCTCACCTAGACGAACAATGAAGTTCTTCTCAGTATAAAGAGGTTCGAGGTCTTTGTCGATGACAGGCCGAATATTTTTTGCGTAGTAATCGAGCATCTTCTGACCTAATTCAATACGCTCTTTGTAATCTTGCTCAATTTCTTCACGAGACCTAAACGGGTCCACAGGAACAGAAGCCAACTGCTTTTTGCACTCTGTAACAAAAGCACTTTTAGAAAGAGTTAATAGCTGTTCCTGTGGTACAGTTACATACTGTGGACTCATAAGATATTCAAGACCTAAATGCATCGCTGTACCAAACTCAAGCGGCTTTGCTGTGGTTAGCGGATACAGCTGATCTTTGAATTTCCAATCATGAGCCCATACGCATTTTTTATAATCACGAATCTCAGATACATGAATCTCATGGAACAACCGATATTTAATTTCATGTTCTGCTAGTTCAAACTCTGTCTCCGACATTCGCTTTCCTAAAATTTTCGATTAGATTTTTTCCAAAGCTTGGATCACGATGATAAAACCTAGAATAAGAGAAACCGTTTGGTAATGTAATAGTTTCCCCACCGACATACCTACCACAGGTTCTGCAAATAGTCCAACCACGAGAACTATCAGTTACAATCACGCCACCATATTTAATGTTAGGCAAACAATTCTTGCCCTCACAAAATAAGGTTGGTCGCTTATACACTGCTTTAAGATGTGGATCGTTCTGATATGCAAAAGCTTCTTCTTCATCCATAAACTCAAGCATAATGACCAACGCCATGGTTCTCCTAGTCTATCACACGTGTCAAGTGTTGAGCGTTCAACTAATCTTGTGGATTTTTGTCTAGCCCAAAAATATCATTCATCCAGCTAATAGCGTCTTCAACAATCTCAGCATTTCCCATGCCTTTATAGGACCATTCCTTAGACACCTTAGGGAAAGAAAGAGTTGTTGCGTCGTCCTGAATTAATTTAATTTCAATTGTGGTCATTTCTTATCCTTAGGCACATAAACAACCTTGAACTTACGAACCTGAATCAAACCTTCAAGCCAGTCAATAAGCTGATCCCAAGTAAACTTGTACTGAGTCTGGGCAACCCCTGTGGTTTTGTACCAATAACCACCAGCCTTAATTGCAGCAAACGAATACCAGATACCGCGCACTCGATACTGAGATTCCCACTTAATGATTGTGCCATCAAGCTCCGGTTCATCTCCGTACTTATCGAAAATACGCTTTTCCTTTTCAAGCTGCCGCGCAAGTTCCTGTGCCAGGATTTCACTGTACTTCATATTCTTCCTCATAATCTGCCAGTTTGTAATATATATTAATGACGAGCAATCGTAATCACAAATTACTGTTTCAGTACTAATAGATGGTATCTCACGCAGATATTCTTGGTAAATGTCGTTCATGCTACATCCAAAATCTTCTTAATGTTATCCCATTTGAAATGTAGGAGCTTTTCTCTATCTTGATCCACAGTATTCTCTGCTTGAATATCAATGATCGTCACTCGATTGTTTTGTCCGCCACGATGCAAGCGATCTTCGGCCTGCTTATTCTTGATAGTTTTGAATGAGCGATCTAAGAAAACGGCAATGTCACAAACATCTTGTAAACCATCAATACCCTCAGCCGCCGCTTCAATTACTCCGACAATGACTCGGTATTTTTTCTTCTGGAAATCTTTAACAATAGTTTGTCGACGCCATTCTGGAGTATCCCCAGATAGTACAACAGATTCGACGCTAGACTTATTAAGCTCATTGACCGTAAGGTTCGCCATTTTTTTCGAAGACGTGAAAACCAAGAATTGTTTGTTATCATATTCAGTAACTAATGCTTTCAAGATATCGTACTTAGATGACGGCATAGTCAAGTCCACAGTACCGTCATCTTTAATAACTGGCGTAGCTAATGTCATCTGACTAAGTCGAGTCAGCTGCGCAATAATAATTGGAGCAATCAATGGAGTATCATCCTGCTCACCAAGCCAGGCTACCATATTAGCTTCCATTTCATTATAAACCTTGCGCTGCTGATCACTAAGTTCCACAGTCAATGTTTCATAAGTCTTCTCTGGCAGCCATTCCATGACTCCATTAGGATGATGAACACAGCATTGTTCCTGCTTAAGATGGCGCACATAGAATGGCTTAATAGAACGATGCAACAACTCTAGATTCTTGGGAGTCTTGAACACTCTATATTTATCTAGTTGCCCGCCAGCACCACGTCTGTATTCGTATTCTTCCTCGACATACCTATTGACGAATTTCCAATAAGAACTATATCTAGTCTTATCCAGCCAATTCAAGATTGACCACAGTTGCCAAGGTTTATCTCCACAAGGTGTTCCAGAAAGACCTAGCTTTGCATAAGCTTTGATCTTCATCAAGTTCTTTTTTGTGGAACTATTTCTGTTTGAGATAGCATGAACCTCATCCGCTACCACAGCAGAGAAGACTAGGCCAGCCTTTTGAAACTCAGGTGCTAAATAATTCACACCTGCCCAGTGCATAATATAGATATCATGATTACGGCGCTTCATATCAAGAACAAAATGATCACGATATTTGCGATCAATAACCATGACATCTAGCTGTGGAATCTGTTCTTCAAACTTCTCTTTCCAGGATGAGAAAGTATTGATTGGACAGATGATTAGCACAGGCAATAGTTGTCCTGTACCTTCTAGTACCTGCCGAATCCATTCCACACCTAAAGCAATTCCTTCATAAGATTTGCCTGTACCCATTTCGCTAGCAATGAGTCCGTAAGGCAAATCTTTTAATTTGTCAACGTCTTCTTGCTGATATGGATACAAAGTTTTCATAATTTAATCTCACAGAAATGACAATATTGTTCTGGCACAATAGGTAAAGCTATACCACAGTTCTCACAGAACTTGTAATCAAGACTAACCCGAATTTTTTTCGGTGCTACATGTAACGATGTACCTGAAACACAGGTAAAACAGAAACAGATACCGTTAACAGTAACTAATTTGTGTTCACCCTTGTGGCCCATGATTGCCCAATGATTGATTCAATAACATTTGAGCATAGGCTTCAGCCTGACGCACGTGATCATCAAAGCCCTTGTACTCTTTAGGACTACTCATATGATTCTGTGGATCAGGAATTGAGCCATCGGCTCTACGCTGAACAATCCATACCACAGAAACATCGTTGTTCGCCATCTGACAAAACTTACTACCACAGCTAAGGGTAAGTAACGTGCCATCATGACCTAGGTTTTGTTCAGTAACAACCTTGCCAGGCTGACTACATTCCGGGCATCGATTAGCAGTTTCCCAATCAGCCATTGTTATTCTCTTCTCTAAACGATTTAGATTCCAGTGCTACAACTCTAGCTTCTAATGCATTGTACTGCTCAATAACTTGAATTAATGTAGTCTGAAGTTTCGTAATTTGTGTAGCCATAACAGCATAGCTAGTAATACGACGCGGCTTGAATCCATCCTTTTTAACATTAGGATCACCAGAGTCAGCCATATGTTTCCAATGTTGAGCTGTAGGAAACTCAATGAGTTTGTACTGCCCCACAGAAGGTCCGGCACCGCGACGCATTTCTTCAATGCAACCCATGTTTCTAAGGTTGGAAAAGATCTTACTACCAGTCACAGAGGAAAATCCTAGCAACTTAGTAATATCAGAAACTCTTCCTTCCCAAACTCCATACTCATCAGAGTCTTCTGTCATTAACTCATAAGCTCTTTGACAATGTTCAAGCATCACAAACCCAATCCAGCAAAACGCTGCTGCTTTGTTTCAAAAACAAAATCCTCTTCCTTTACCACAGAATGGGCGTTTTGCGCATCTAAAGATTTGGAGATTGAATTTGCCATAGGCTTGCACGCCAATAGAATTAACGCAACGCCCAAAGGTATGCCAATGATTGTAGCGCACAGAGCTGCCCCAATGATAATACCTGGCACAGTAATGAATGTGGCCTTAAGAGTTAACTTCAAGAAGGAGCCGATGGAAATAGAGGAGGTCTTGTGAGTCATTATTTTTTTCCTTTATCCTTTCCTCAATATCAACTAGGATAGCAGCAAACCAGCTGCGCTCCTTGATCCAAAGATCTTCCAACTCAAATCTAACAACATCCCAATCCCATTTGTTAGCTGCCTTAGTAACTAAGGAATTGTTTTGCTGTGGGTACAGATTATTCACATACGCCTGAATCTGCTCAACGTGTGGAAGATGCTGATTACGAATACCATTGATCGTAGTTTGTAGAAAGTTATGCACTCGATAAATACGGCAAGCAACTTCTTCGTCAGCCGTTTCTTTCATTCGCGTAATCTCACCTTGAGCAGCAGCATCAGTCACATTGTTGATATAGTTATTCAAACGGTTAATAGCATCTTCAGCTCCTGTGGGAGTAAGCATGCCACCATAAGGATTGTTTTCCTTAAGACATGAGACACGCATAACTTGCCACGATGGGCGAAAGATTACAATATCAAGACTCATGTTGGGCGACGATTCTTTTCAGCCCAGCGCTTTAAATAATCGAAGAAGCTAGTAAGATCTTCCGATATTCTGCCAGTGTAGATACCTCCCATGCTGCTATACTGACCACCCTTTCTAATAACCATATCCGCACCAGTATACCAGTCCTGGTCATGAATCAACTTACGAATATTTGTTGCTTCAGATTGAGTACAGTTAAAAACTACGTATCTGGTACGGTCTTCTTCACTCATCAGAATCTGTCGCCCAAGCACTAATAACTGTTTTAGTAGAAGAATGAGTTACAGCAATTTTTACATTAGGATGATTGCCAGTGAAGGCATTATCAATAGTGTTAACTGCCTTCCTAAGATCTTTGATTGTCAGTGTAGCGTTAGGATCCAGTGTAGCGTTAGGAATAATTTTCTCTGCATGCGGAACTGTTCCCTTATAAATTTGTGGGTTAGTTTGCAATGCAAGAAACACTCTAAACTTGTATGGATCAACCTCCATACTATTGAGCTTAGACATGACTTCGTCAGAAGTCTTTACTTCAATTGGATCGCGCATTGGATCGCGCATCTGTTTCTCCTAATGATCGCAAGCTGGACAATCGCATGACTCATGGTACAGATGATCCGTACCAAATTCGTAGTCATCATCAAACGGATAGAACTTTGACGTAGGTTCTTGACGCTCATCTAATTCAACTTGGGCTGCATCATTGGGCAGCATCTCTTCTAGTTCAGTAATTGTTTCGTTCATTTAAAAGCCCCTTAAGCCACACGAAAGCATAAACCTTTAGAGTTTCTTCATCAAGATCGTCTACTACCATTTTCATAAAGGTGGTAGCCCAAGTATCTGTGGTTGCATATGTCGAAATAGATAGCACATTATTAAGCCAGCTACCAGCAACTTTTGCATTCTCACTATTCATAGATCCATCATCCTGGATCATATCCAGAGTAAGAGCAATTCGCTCATTCATTTTGTTCTCCTTTCTACGTGCCCTTAACGGGATTCGAACCCGTATGTCTTTCGACCATTGTGTTTAAGACAATTGCGTATACCTGTTCCGCCATAAGGGCTTAGTTCCCCAGGTTGGATTCGAACCAACATATTCAGCACGTTCTTATGGTAGTGCCCTGCTTTGCCTGTTAGCTACTGAGGAAGCTACTACTAATTTACATGAATGGAGGTTCGCATAATTTAGAGTAGCCAGTAAATAGGTTATTGCTGTGGTCATTTATTTTCTACCTTGACCATCTGTTAAAGTGTTGCACTCACAATAACTTCATAGTCTAACTAGTATTCGACGGGTCGATTATTAAGCCGACGGACCAAATCGGCCCACAAAATAGAGCCTATTTACTCCGACTGTGAATCACCGAAAAGAATGTGCCAAACGTCCATAGCAGCACCTTCTCGCCAATTAGAAACCTTAAAAGCATTGGTAGCCATTTCTCCACGTCGAAGAGAGTTAGCCAGGAAAATCAAGACATTGTCTTTCTGATGCTCAGACAAAGCTGCAAGCTTTTCCTGCAATTCTTCCTTTGTATTTGCATCCGCCAAGTCATCGATGCAGCTCATGCCAATGCCAATGAACAAATCATTGACAGGAAGATCAATGACTTCATCTGCTTCGCCATCTGTAACATTCATTATGTTCTCCTTAATTGATTGAATTAAATCGAGCTACCACAGGGAATCGAACCCTAGTCCATAGTTTACAAGACTATTGCTTTACCACTAAGCTATGATAGCAGAGAGGGCGCAAGATCGCTGTCGTTTAATAGCCGCGAAAGCGGATTTTCGCTCAACATCCCACGGATCTATGTGGAACGTTGCGTATGACTACCCTCATTTTATTTTTAGGCCCTTTAAGGTGGGCGTACCTTTTAGTGGGCCATCTGGGATTCGAACCCAGAACCTCAGGATTAAAAGTCCAGAGCTCTGCCAGTTGAGCTAATGACCCGACTTCTATCAAGCGTTACAATTGACCGTCTCGGTTTTGATAAAAGTCTTCCCACCAATTACCACAGTATGGGTAACAATACATGTCTTAGCAGCCTTAGGCTTGGCCTCAGCAACATTAGCAGCAGAAACCACAGGAAGGATGCTGAAAGCAGTGATAGCAACAGCAGCAATAAACTTACGCATTAGTAAACCTCTCTCAGAGTTGATAATAAAAGACCTCACCCAAACTAGCTAAAACATTTAAGTACTAGTAGTTTGGATGAGGTCGTATTGAATAAGGAATTAAGGGATTAAGAAATAAGGAATTAAATGCTACAGAGCCCATGCTGTAGCACCATGTAATGCTGTCTCACAAGGAGGTAGCCTTGTTGCTAATTAAATAGCTGAGTCATTTATACTCGCGTCCGAGTAGGCCCATTACAAACCTAACTAATGGGCAGCAAAAGCTGACCACAGTTAGGAACTATGTGCCATCCACGACTTTAAAACCCTCGTCCGACGGCTCTCTAGATGGCAAGTACATTCTCTAGAGCAGTTGCAACTTTGTGAGAGATTAGTTTAACGCGCTTTGTCATAACTCTCATTGGACAAGTGGACTAGCGGGGAATCGAACCCCGGTCCTAACACTTTCCCGCTAAACAATTTACAATCATTTTTTTTTTTGAGCAGTTTTTTCTTCCTCATGCTCAGGAGGCGGCGGGCTTATTGGTCCCTACCCTTACCACTTTGTTTCTAATTTACCGTCTGACAAACAAAGAAACTCAGACTGTGACACGATCCTTTGATTAATAGGGCGATCTATTTAATGCACCTTTTCCCCCGGCTTTTTTATGTCAGACAGTGACAGTGGAAAACTCAGCGCAAAGCGCCTCGTAATCTGCATCAATGTTAGACATAGCCGCGTCAACAGTAGTGTTGCCATTTAATTTTTTGCTACACTTTTACAGATGTGTAGCGGTTCTGGATTGTTGTTTAGTTTTCCAGTGCTAGTCGAATCCTGTCTAGCCCTAGAAGAAAATGGGCACTTCTGTCATTTAAGCTTTGCCTACGTATCTCACGCATCTTTACGGCTAGCCCTTCATTTTCTTTTGACGGGTTCTTTATTCATGCTCTATAACCGTCATAGAGCTTGTACCGTAGACGGGTATCGAACCCGCTTTCACTAGGGTGAAAACCTAGCCGCCTGCCTTTAGCGTTCTACGGCTTAAATACTCTAGTGTTGAGCAGTTTAAAGACAATGCTCAGGTCTGCTTAGCGAGGCACTGTGGTTGGGGCATTTACCAGTGCCCAACTGATTTTAGCTAAAGTAATTTCTTACTCTGCTTCAACAACCTCAATGCCGAGAGCCTTCAGCTTAGCCGCGAGAGTGGCCGGATCAAGCTTAGCCAAACGCTCAAGAACCTTTTCTTCACTGGCAATCTTAGCAGCCTCACGCTTCTCAGCATTCTCAGCCTTACGCGCGGCAATCTTTTCAGCAACCTCGGGCACCTTAATATAAGAAGCATAAAGCCGCTGACTAACCTTCAACGTATCAACGTCGATATCAAGTCCGGTCTGATCCTCAAGCCATGAGGCAAACTCTTCCATTGTATCCGTCAGCGGCTTCTCAACTGCAGACTTAATTTTATCTTCTAAACTCATAACTGTACGGGCCATTTTAAATCCTTAATTTAAGTAGTTTTGTTAGGTTGTAGTGACGGTGGCCGGGCGGCCCCATCGGTGGCTTGCATGGTCCACTCTACACGGTCCCGTGAGCATGTCAAGGGGCCGACTCAAGTTTCTGTGCGCTAGGTCCCGCCCGTGCCGCCCATAGAAACTAGCCGTAATCGGCCGTGTGTGAGTCTGTGCGGGCCTGCCCGCCAGGCCTACCCAAAGCGTCCGATCGCGGGCTGCTAGCTCGCCAGGCGGGCGCACGTGACCAGCCACAGGGACAGGCGGCCCCGTCGTTTACCACAGGGAGCGCGCCCGCGACCCAAGCGCGCTACTGCTAATGAGAATCATTCTCACTCTGTTGGGCCTAAGTCAATTGGTTGCCACAGTAGCTGCAATATTTTTGTGCTTTTGTTTGTTCATCGCAATTTGGACATGTGACACTGCCTGTGCCCATGCGAATCAGAATCTCTGCAATAGTCCATTCTGCGTCTTGCAGTGTGGGTTTTGTAGAAACCTTAGGATCGAAACGATCCCTTGCCATACTGATTAGGAATCGCACTAAGGTTTCATCGCTGAACCCTTTGAGTTGTCGTTTACTTACCATTGTCCTCGTCTCTTCCAGTCAAGATCAGTACAACAATACACGTTAGGATAACCAGCGTGGTGCCATTGAATCCTTTGTTAGCAATTTGCAACGCGAGAGCTGCTGAACACAATACCACAGCAATTGTGCGTAGCATTATTCAATGCTCCACAGAACAATATCGTATTGTTCCTTTGAAAGGTCTCGACTGATACAATGTGCTTTGGTGCTGTTTCGTGTGGACCACAGTTCCAAACGCTCATTGATCTTGTAACGTCCAAAGAAAGGATTGTGCGCATAGTTGAATCTGTACCGAACGTAATAGCCTTCCGGTAGAAAATGGTTCATTACCACAGCAGTATTCATTGTCGAAACAACTTCACCAACGTAAATGATAGTGTCGCCATCGCTCCCATGAGAAAGCAGGAGGGTATCGTAGTACCAAATGTTAAACTTCGTTATAGTACTGAATGGAAAATAACAACCATAAACCAGTGGGCCTTTTTCGCCATCGCGGCGTCGAGCATAATTGAACTCTTCACACTCGCCGTAATGGCGCATGTTCTTAATTCCTGTAAGCCTTACTCGCATTTTCTGCCTCCTTCTTCATTGTCGTAAAGAACGTACTTCTCTGTACCTCATAGAATGAGATAATGTTACTGTTGTAGTAAGCAGGTACCGTTTTAGGCGGTGTGTCGGTATCGGTGTAATAGATCTTTCCAATCACCACCTGTCCGTGCCAAATCCAAATGTCTTCAACCACTCCGTCGTATTCATAAACGACAGCCCTAACCGTGTTAGGGGTAGATTGTTCATTAGGCTTGGCAATCTTAATACCATAACGCGCGAGCCTATTAATATCCATCTTTGCCTGGTTCATCAAATCTCCTTGCTAGCGTTAAGGTAAACGAGGTATTCGGTGCGTAGCCAAACAGAAGCCGCCACCAAATTTTCAAACACATGTTTCGTAGTGCATCCAGTAAAATTGGTGGCAGTGTAGCTCACGCTATCATCTTCTGTATTCAGCAGCACTGTAATAGTGCCAATATTTTCTTTCATCATTCCCCCTTGTATTCGTTGTAGTGCAACCTCTCGCGGTATACGTTTTCGCACCATGTCTTTGCAGCGTTGTGGTATATAAATTTGTAACGGGCAGTATAGCCCGTGTAATCAGTAGCGCTATAGGTGCCATCGCTATTCTGCACAACTACGCCAATTGGAATACTGTGCATCGCGCTACGTAGTTCCCATCGCGTAATTTGTTTCCATTCCATTTTGTCTCCTAGTTTGTTGTTTAGGTGTGGTGCCCATACTACGATTCGAACGTAGCTCACATTTAGCACGGTTTTGGTAGGCACGTGCATTAATGCGCTGTTAACCATTTGGGCTGTTTGTGTTCAGTTGTCGTAATCGCGTTTGTAGGCCTGCTTTTCTCTACGCTTAGCCGCACGCTTTGCGCGGATGTGCTCCTTTCCGTGCGGCGTATCAATTCCATGCCTGCCGCAACAAGCGCACGGTCGCACGTAACCAATCATTCGCGCCATACAATTCCTTTGTTTTGTGCGTTATTTATTGTTGATAATGTTTGTCTTCGCTGCCCATTGTTCGGGGAGCGATTTTCCGCACTCGCAAACACTGTGCGTAAGCCAATTTGGCATGATATGCAGCTTGCCGCAATCACAGCGGAAGAACGGATTTAGTTTTGTCATGACGTATTCCTTGTTTGCGTTACTTGTAAACTCGCACAACTTCATTCAGTTGGGGGTCATCAGGGTAAAAGTAGCCAAGGTCTGCCCAACCCTTGGTTTCGCTAAACTTAATCACAATGTAGTGGTCACCCTTCCCATTTCCATCCTGCTCAGTGGCTGTGTTGTGGTAATTCCAGCTACATGCGTATTGCTTAGTGTAGAGTAGGTTACTGGCATCCTCGTATTCACATGACGGGAGAGCTGCTCCAAAAATTGCAAACAAAAGGTGTTCCATCTTTTTCCTCCATTGTAGTTTAACATTAAATTACCAAACCCGTGGCCTATTACCACAGGGGGTATTTTGGCCAGCCGTTATGGTGGTCGGCGTTTAGTTGAAGTAGATCCTTTCGATGATCTTTTTAGCAGTCATCAAGCCACAGTCGGTGAGGCGCCGCAACTCTTTAATTGCTTGGGTCTTATTTAGTTGGGCAGCTTCTCTGACTTCGACGCTGTTACAGGCAACCTTAAACAATACGGCTTCTTGTTCCTTACACCATTCGTCACGGTTGGCTTCACGTGTGCTAATCCAGAAAGCATAAGCTTGTTGAATTGTGATGTTGTTATCAATTGCCAGCAATTCACAGATGAACTTTTCCATTATCTTCTCTTTCGTTGTTTTCTGTATTCTATGAGGTGGAAAACAGCAGCAAACATTGAAACAGTGGTAATTGTTGCTAGCGAGAGCAGTACTATGTCTAGCATTTTTGCTTATTGCCCCTTGCTGTCTTTTTGCACTGAGATTACTAGCGCTGCTATGAGTGTGAGGAAGAACATAGTTACACTGAACATTATTTTGTTCCTTTAGTGGGTTTTACAATCCTCGATTTTTGTGAGCTTTCCGTCCCTGAAGCATGCGCCGCATTCATCGGGTGCTCCTCCGTAGGTCTTGTCTCAATGCAGGAACTCAGAATCACTAAGGCCGATTGCTGAGAACATTTCTTGGAAAGAACCGTAATAGTTCTTTCCTTTAACAATAGCGTAACGCATTATTTGTCCTGCCTTTCGTTGTGTTAGGTTATTTTGTGCGCATGTGAGGAATCGAACCTCACTCTCATTACCACAGGGTCTATAGTGACAAGCCTGGTTGTAATGGATATTACCTGTTGCGCTCCTATTTAGTTTTGGTTCAGATGCACTCATTTTCTGCTTCGTATTTCCAGATGCGCTTTTCTCTTGTGCGGCGCAACTTGTGAATCTGTCGTGACTTTGACCGCCAACCTTCAGCTGTCCAGTCTTTGCTTTCTGGAACGGGCAAGATGCCTACTCGGAAGTAACTTTTGCGTTGTCTGTTGCTACCAGCATCATTGCGGCAGCACAAACTACAACGACAAGTCGGTCGGCTCATTTTTTGTGCACCTTTCTCTAGTCTGTCATTTAAGTAGGGTATTGAATGTATTGGGGGCTTATCTCACATAGTGAGACGAATAATGTTGATGAGAATCTCAGGATGTGAGATTTTATGTATATAGGCTATCGCGTGTCGCGTCTCAGCATGTGGACAACCGTTTTGCTAGGAGAAACCGAATCGCTGTGACAAGCAAAGTTAGGGTACCCTTGTCTCAGCATGCGGCCATTAGCACTACTTCTCTCTCTCTATATATATATATATAGAGTATATGTAGTATGTATGTAGTGGAGAGAGAGGAGCATTAACGTATATAAGTCGTTATTCCTAGAGACCTCTATTACGTTCACAATGTGGACGTAAACGCTCTGACTAGGGGTAACGCTAATTTTGTGGATAACCATTCCGCATGCCGAGACAAAATTGGTCAGACCGTCTCACGATACGGTCGGTTTCAGCCGCTAATGAGAACGGTTCTCACACGATCCCGTTATTTGAACCACTAATGAGAACGGTTCTCACCTTACTGAGAACGGTTCTCAACAAAGGCCCCCCGGAGGCCCGTTTTATTGGTCATGGTGACTAATACGGCTTAATGTATATACACCCGCACTAAATCTATTTTTCTAGGCACAGCAAAGCCGCGGCCCGTTACTCACGTTTGACGTGACTTCTGTGGTAACAGGACGCGGCTTTTTTTATTTTACTATTTTACAGGATGATGCTGTAAACAGGACACTGACGAGAATTGGTATTGCGCCAACCGTAACGCTTGCGCGATTGCTTGCCGGAACGGTTTTTGACTTCTCGTTTGGTCGGAATGGGGTTCGAATTGGGTTCTGGCGCCAATGACAGGCGCGGTTCCGATTCATTCATGCGTAGTACCCCGTTCCATCGGCGCGAGTGTGGTAGATCGCGGAATGCGTTTCGCTCTCAAAATGCCAGTCCCCGCAATCCTCGCAAAACGGCATGTAATCTTCAACCGTATTGTGCAGATTGTAGAGAAACACGGTATCGCTTACGCGGGCGTTCCCTTGTAATTCCGCAACTACTTTCATGACATGCTCTAGAGTTGCCGTTGTTCCTCCTAAGGTGTATGATGCTTTAGATAGAATCTATTAAACCTATTCGCGTTAGTGTTGATGAGGTGTAGGTTGTGGTTGGGGTCTCAGTTGGCGAGCTTGGCGGCGAGAGCGGCGAGCTGCTCCGGGCTGAGCTTGGAAAGCAGTGCGTCGATCGAGACGTTGACGGTGGCGAGCTTGGCGGCATCCACGCGATTCTGGCGTGCGCGCTCGGCATTCTTGTAAAGCTCGGAGTCGTGGAACATCTTGCGGACGCTCGGCATCGAGAGCAGCCGGACCGACTTGGGGTCGGTTGGGGTTCCGAATTGCGTCTCGAGGAACTCCGCGAAAGCGCAATCGACTTCGTGCGGCTCGCGTGCGACGATATCGGCAAAGGTGAGCGGCTTGCGGCCGCGCTTGGTGGAATTGGTTTCCGTGACGGCAGTCTTGGTTGCGGACATGGTTACTCCTATTGTTTGTAATGGAATTGCGAATAGGCTTAATAGACCCTACCTAATGCAGTGTGCATTGTTGTGGTAGGTAATGGCACTGCCTATGGATATGGGCATAGGTGTACCATTGAGTTGGTCGCATACACTGTTGAGTTTTCAAAGTACGTGAGAGCAGCGCGAGCCAGAGCGAGAGCCGCCCCGCCCTCGCGGGCGAGCGGGTGACCCCTTTTCTTGCGTCTCTGTGATGTTGTAGCTAAAGCTTAGCACGAAAAGCGCGATATGCCCCCTCGAAAAAGGCCGAATCTCAGGATGCGAGATGAGAAAAAGCTGAGAAAAAGTAGCTACAATCCTCAGGCCTGAGCGCGAGCTCGTCGACGGCTACCCTGCTTGACTATTTTTGAAATTTTTTTTTTTATTTTTAAAAATAGTGAATAATCGCAAGTTAATGTATATACGAAAAGGCACCCTCTCACACCTAGAGCACCTAGAGCACCTAGAGCACCTAGAGCACCTAGAGCACCTAGAGCTTGCCTGCCATCTCATGACCCTGTATACTCACGCGTAGGCGCACACACGCGCGCACCAATGAGAGAGGAGGGCCTAACAACATGTCTAGTAGAGAATTAGATTATGATTGGGTAGCTGACGATCAGATTAAAGAACTTACTAAAGAGTATGAAGTAACAAGAATGCCTCATAGGCTGCATGCTGAAACTATCATGACTGAGGCCCTCCCAATTCTTGCTAAGCGTTTAACTCACATTGGTAAATACCATCCTGATCCCGTTATTGCTATGAAAGCTATTAGTCAGGTTATGGATCGTACGATGGGCCGCCCAAGAATCTCTCAAGAAATTAATATCTCGACAAGCCCTGAGCAGAGCCTTCAAGAAAAGATGCTTGCAGAAATTGAAGCCCTCATGAATAGCGATTAACAAACAAACAAACAAACAAACAAACAAAAGTTTAGGTCAACGGGGCCTGGCCTAAAAAGGAGCTGGCTTACTTGATGTTCTCCCAAGTAAGCCAGCTCTAATAAAAGGAGACACATGGCTACCAACAACTTAACAAAAGAACAACTGATTAAGTCGGCCTATTTTAGGACAATCGGCTATGACCCGCATCCTGCGCAAAAATCTTACCACGATTCTTTAGCTCGCTTTAGAATGGCTAACTGTGGTAGACGGTTCGGGAAAACGACTATGGCGGCTAAAGATATCCAGCCTAAGTTGTTACAACCTGAGAAGCTTTTCTGGATTGTCGGCCCGACTTATGACCTCGCTGAAAAAGAGTTCCGCGTAATTTGGCAAGACATGATTGTTAAATTGCGGCTAGGCGAGAACCCTAATGTTAAGAAAAATTACAACAAACGTCAGGGGGATATGTATATCCACTTCAAGGATCGTAACACGGTCTTAGAAGTTAAATCTGCAAAAGACCCTGACAGCTTAGTTGGTGAAGCTGTGGATGGATTAATCCTCAGTGAGGCGGCAAAACATACAAAAGAAACTTGGGATCGCTATTTGCGTGCAACCCTTAGTGACCGGCGAGGTTTTGCGGATTTTACTACCACACCTGAAGGTTTCAATTGGTACTATGATCTGTGGTTATTAGGTAAGGACCAAACTTTACCGGAATATGAAAGCTGGCAGTTCCCGAGTTACTCGAATACTCATATGTATTCTGGAAAAGATGACCCTGAGATTAAGCTGATGAAGCGCTCTATGTCTTCTGAAGCCTATACACAGGAAATTGAAGCTGATTTCTCGTCATTCGTTGGTAAGATCTTCACTGAATGGGATGTAAATAAGCATGTGAAGTCTCACACATATAATCCTGACTGGCCTAATTATATGTGTTTCGACTGGGGCTTTACTAACCCATTAGCTGCTGTTGAGTTCCAGGTTAGTCCTAATGACGAAATTTTCATTTGGCGCGAACATTACCAATCTTATTGGACTGTGGACCAGCATATTCAGTACTTGAAAAGCAGAGATAACCCCAGAGGTTACAGTATCAAATGCTGCTTCGGAGATGCAGCTAGCCCAGAGAATGTAGAACAGATTAATGCAAAATTTGCACCTTGTTATGCGCTAGGTGAGGCTAAGCGGTCAATTACTGAGGGCATCGAACTTATGAAAACTTTCATGAGCCGCGATCCACAAGTTGAGATTGATGAGTTTGGTACTCCTGCGGAAAATGTGCCGGCATATTTTGTTGACCCAAGTTGTGTTAATGTGATTCGAGAACACAATAACTACAAAGCTCCGGAGTCTACTAAAGGTCTGAATGTTCCTGAGGCCGGTTTAAAGCAGGACGACCACACAATTGATGCTATTCGCTACGGTCTAATGCATGTTTTTAAGCTTGGAGCTATTTATAGCCTAGCAGACGTTGCGGAAATTAATAATGTACCGAGAGACGCAGTACCTGGCAGCACAACATTTACTACTGAAGGTATTTTAGCAGCAGTTAACGGACACTTACTTAGTAATAACCAAGGCACGCTACAACTGATTAATTCAGATGTTAGCCTTGGTAACGGCAGTTCCTCGAATTTCGAGAATATGGAGTTTTAAATGCTCGATTGGATTAAAAACTTAATCAATGGTGCAAAAGCTCCTGCCTCGACTGGACCACAAGCAACTAAAGCTGAGCCCTCTCGATTCGATCAAACTACTTTAGCAGAGGTTGTAGAAAAATACGACCTCGTAGAGGTGGTTCCCGGGACTGAAGAGTATGGACCTTTTGTTATCTGCACACCTAGGGATACTGGTTTTGATCCGTATCACTTAGGAGACTTCAACTATAAAAATAGTGAAGATAATTCGGCGGGCGACGGCGAGTCTTACCCCCCTTCTGTGGTAACGGGAGCGGAGTTTTTTTCTGATAGTAAACTATTGCTCAAGGAAAAGAAGCCAAACGTTAATGAATTAGGCAGCTCGGAACCTAGTCCATATACCGCTTTCTTCAGAAATGAGTATAATCGAGACCTACAGGGGCTCCAAGGTTTGCGTAAATATGATGTTATGCGCAAAAGCGATGGAGTAGTTGCTGGTCAGTTGTTAGCAATTAAGACGCCTGTTATGGCTGGTCGCTGGTTTATTAAGCCTGGTAAAAAGGATAAGAAAAACGAGCGTATTGCTGACTTTGTTTGGTCCTGTTTAACTGAATATATGAGCATTAGTTGGACCCAGGTGCTAGAAGAAAGCATGTTAAGTGCTGATTTTGGTATCTGGGTGTGGCAAAAGGTGTGGGAAATCCGCAAAATTGGCGGCAAGGAAATGGTTGTATTAAAGAAACTTGCCCCTCGCCACCCTATGGATATCAAAAAGATTAACTATGACAAGCATGGCGGTCCAGAATCTATTGTTTTCTTTAGTAAAAAGAACAAAGATGATGCTGCTGTAGAGGAAATTAAAGCAGATATTGATGATTTGCTTGTGATTTCTTTGCATCGTGAGGCTGGAAATCTTCTAGGCGTTTCAATTTTGCGCCCAATGTATAAGCATTGGTACTTCAAAGATCAGCTTTATAAGATTGATGCTATCCAAAAAGAGCGTCATGGTATCGGAATCCCGGTAATTAAACTGCCGCCGAACTTTGATCCTGTAAAAGATGTTAATGAAGCTAACCAATTAGGTAGAAATTTGCGCGCAAATGAGCGTGCGCATATTGTTTTGCCGCCTAATTGGGTAATTGAATTTGCTAAATTAGAGGGCAATCCTGTGGATTGCATTAAATCTATCCAGCATCACAATGATATGATTCGTGAAAGTATGTTAGCTGCCTTTACCGGTAGTGAAAGAGTTGCTAAAGAAGAAGATTTGAGTCTCTTCTTAAAGGCTACTCGCTTTATTGCTCAATCTGTGTGTGATGCTTTTAATCTGTACTTGATCCCAGATATCGTTAAGTATAATTTTGACGGTATTATAGAAAACCCGAAGCTGTCTGTGCGGCAAATTGGCGAACAAGCTGATATGCGTACATTTAGCTATGCTTTGAGAAATATGATTGGTGCTGGCGTTATCAGACCTGATGATGTTTTAGAAGATTATGTGCGAGAATTGATGGACCTCCCAGAAGTTGATCTTACAACTGTTCGAGTTGTTAAGACTCCTCAATCTGGCGTTCCTCAGGCTGGTACAACTCCTAATGCAACTCCAGGAACTAACACACAGTTACCAAATTCGCAGCCCTCAGGTCAAGGGAATAATAAAGATGGGTCAGGTAAGGAAAACCCTGCTACAAATACGCCGGGGTTACCGCGGCAAACGCCGTTACCGAACATTGGCGTCGGTGGAGCAGGAATTGGACAAGGAAAGGGACAAGCTTAATGACTAAAAAGATTAGTTTTTTAATTGAATTAGCATCCCAAACCTTTAGTACGTCCACTGCCGATGGTGCAGAAGTACAATCTTGGATTCAGGCTATGCCTCTTGGCAAATATAGCCATCCAATCTATGGTGAAATTGATATTACACCTGATAAGGTGAAGAGATTTGCGGCTAATGTTAATAGCAGAGTTCGCACTACTGAATTAGATATTGATTATGACCATAAAGAATACAGTGGAGAAGCTGCTGGCTGGATTAAGCAGGCAGAACCGCGTGACAACGGTCTCTGGATTCTTGTGGAATGGACGGCTAAAGCATGGGAGGCGATTAAATCTAAAGCTTATCGTTATTTCTCGCCAGAATTTGACGATGAGTGGAGCGACCCTAAGACTGGCGAGAAATACACAGATGTTCTTTTTGGCGGAGGGATTACAAACCGCCCATTCTTAAAGGATATCTTACCACTTAATCTGAGTGAAAAATTCTCAGAATTAGAAGGAGATAAGAATATGACACCTGAGCAGATTAAGGAATTACTTACTCTGTTGGGTTTAGGTGATGGCGCGTCTTTTGATGACGTCAAGGCTAAGCTTGAGGGTTTAACTAAGAAAGAAGATCCGCCTGCTAACGACGGTCCTCCGGCAAAGGCTGAAGAGCCTCCTGCTGATAACTCTCAGTCTCTGCTTTCTGAGGATGACGTTAAGAAGCTCTCTGAGAATCCTGTTACTGCGAAGTTGCTGAGTGCTCTTGAGGCTCAGTCTAAGCAGCTGGAATCTCAGGCTAAGCAGTTTATGGAAATGAAGGTTAATGAGGCTGTTAACAAGCTCTCTGAAACTGCTCAGAAGTCGGGTTCGGATTTAACTCCGAATACTCGTACTGCTCTCAGTGAAATCTTCAAGACTGTGGACGACAAGACTTCTAGCCTGATCACAAAGCTGTTTGAGAACTTTGTGGGCGGGTCTGCTACAGTCAAGCTTTCTGAGCCGAAGTACATTAGCCGCGAGAACGGCGGTAGCGACGGTGTGAAGAAGTTTAATGATCGTGTTAATGAAATCATGACTGAGAAGAAGCTTTCTTATCGTGAGGCAGCGATTGTTGCCGCTAAAGAGAATGAAGATGATTTCGATACGTACCGAGCGGAGGGCGAGTAATGGGTACTGGGCCTAATTTTGTTTTAGATAAGGGCTTACTTGCTAATGGCACCACAGCTTATGCTGTCGGGGAAGCTGTGGCAATTGATACAGCAGTTCAGTCTATGAAACGAATTGGCGCTGCTGCTACAGCTGCGGACGTTGTTTACGTTTGCATGGAAGCTGTGGATGCTGCTAAGTTAGTTGCTAATCCTGGTAAGGTTTTCCTCCGGGCGCGTACTATGGGTATTGCTCGTGCGCTTGCTGGTGCTAACTATGCAAAGGGTGCTCGGTTAACTACTGATGCGACCTCTCGTTTCGTCACACAGGCCACAGCTGGTGGCCCTGTGGTCGCTGTTGCTTTGGAAGCCAATACAACTGGTAATCTTGGCGAGATTCAGTTAACTCCTGGCGCTACACTGTAAAGGATAGAAAATGGTTTGGAATCCTAACGGTTCTGGTGGCGTTCATCAGGATCAAGTTTTAACTAACATCTCTCTTGCATACGAGAATCTTGCGTTTGTGGGAGAGAACCTGGCTCCGGCTGTTACTGTTAAAAAGCAGTCGGATAAGTACTACTGGTTCGGTCGTGAAGGCTGGGTTCCGGAGACTAGTGATTATCGCGCTCCTGGTACTGTGGCAAACGAGATTGAAGGTCTTGCTGTGGCCTTTGATACTTACTATGCCTCTGAGCATTCGCTTCAGGTTCCGGTTTCTGATGAAGAGCGGCAGAATGTTGATTCTCCGTTATCTCCTGATGCTGATGCTACTGATCTGGTTACGCAGAAGATCCTTCTTGGTCGTGAATTAGCTATCAAGAATATGGTTACGAACACAGCGAATTATGCTTCGGGTCTGTCGATCACTCTTTCTGGTACTTCTCAGTGGAGCGATTATACAAACAGCGATCCGATTGCTGCTTTCCGTACTGCGTTCCGTGCGATGCACGCTCGTGCGTTGCTTGAACCAAACCTGGCTATTATTCCTTACCAGGTTATGTCTGTGCTTCAGGATCACCCGAAGCTCATGTCTCGCATTATGTACACTGATCGTGCGATTCTTACTCCGGAGTTAATTGCTTCTCTCCTCGGTATTCCGAAGATCGTTGTTCCGGGTGTGGCTGTGGGCGCCGGTTCTGGCGGTTTCGCTATCACAACTTCTTACCTGTGGGGCAAGGACGTTATTCTGGCGTACGTTCCTAAGCGTGCCGGTTTAAAGGTTCCTGCTTTCATGTACGAATTTGTGTGGGGTTACCCGTCTAATCAGGCCGTTGATCGGTGGCGCGAGGAACCGCGTAAGAGTGATCTTATTCGGGTTTCTCGTCGTTACGATCTTAAGATGGTCGGTGTGGAAACGAACCCGAGTTCTGGTGATTACGGTAAGTCCATTACTGGTTACATCTTCAAGAACGCCATTCTCTGATGGCATCTGGTGATGTGATCTATGATCAGTCTGATTTTTCTGTGTATACTAATAATGAGTCTACACAGAAAAATTCAGTCTTGTTCAATAAAGGCGGTACTAGTTCTAACACTAGGCAAGAAATTTTATTTGACAAATTCTTGGCTAGTCCGGCTAGTAGCCTTTTTGATATTACAAAAACTTACCAAATTATCATTAAGGAAATGTGATGATTGCTTTAACTGATATTGACCATGGCAATGAAGATGGCACTAAGATTCTTCTGAGTAATGGCGACACAGTCCCTGCTTCTTTCCCTAAGGGCGCTCTCAAGATTCTTAAAGATTCTGGTTCTGTGGGCGAGGCTGCTGTTAAGCAGGAAGAAATCGATTCTCGTGATGCGCGAATCAAGGAATTAGAAGAAGCTTTAGCTGCTGCTCAGGCTAAGACTGAAGCTCCAGCTAAGTAAGGAATAAAATGTATCTCACGCCACAGTCGGTGCTAGCTTGGTCCAATGGGGACAAAGTTACTTGGGCGACGTCAATAGATACAGACTTAGATAGTCAGATTGCTTCCCAGGTGCTTGCGAAAGCAGCACGAGCGTTTGACATTACATCTTGGGTCGATAAGAATACAACTCCACAGTTAATCCTTAGTATTATTGCTATGAATTACGCTGGGCGCAAGTTCCAGGAGATGTATGGCGAAGATAGTTTAAATTCTGATTACGGTACAGCTCTTATTACAGACGCTAATAACATGCTCGAGAATTTGATTAGTGGAGACCTTATTTTATTAGATGAGGATTTAATCCCCACAGAATCTCAAGCTGTGGGTACTGTTACGTATGAGCCGACCGAATCAAACCCCATGTTTTATGTGGAAATGCGTTTCTAATGTTTTCCTTTGACTTCACCTTTGGTAGCGGTCTTACTGAAGCAAAGAATGCTGCTCGTGATCTAGGTGTGGACTTACGAAGTTTAAGAGAACCACTAAGGCGCGCAGTCAAAGAAGTGATGATTCCAAGCTTCAGAGAAAATTTCGATAGTGAAGGCCGTCCTAGTTGGACACCTGCTAAAAGAAATTACGGGCATTCATTACTTAATGATACAGGTAAGCTCAAGAATGCTACACAGCTTTTAGCTATCTGGGATTTTGATAGGGAGCACGCTAAGTTAAATCCTTCGTCTCTGGAATCCCGAGTTGGGCCCAAAATTGTGCATCAAACTGGGGCAATTCGTAAGATTGCAAATCCTAGAGGTAAAGGAAAAGGCGTCCACAGGATTCCTGCCCGTCCATTCATTATGATGCAGAATGAGGATCAAGAAAAGATTGCAGAAATCTTTGATGAGTACTTACAAGAAAGGGTGCAACGTAGATGGGGTTAGTTGAAGTTGCTGATTATCTTGTGGCCCTCATTAAAGATAATTCTGTGGTAGCGGCTCTGCCCGATTGGCCTATTTTAGATGTATTCTACGGGGATCAAGAAGAAATCGCTAGGTCTGTAACTGTATGTATTGATCCGGGGCCGATTAATCAAGACGTAGTTTATGGCAGTCGTAAGGCTGAGTATACTATGCGTCACTATGTTATGGTATACGTCAAAACTGTGGGATCGGTACAACAGAATCGTCGTTACTGCGATATTATCTCTCAACATATTTCTGATCTAATTGATTCTTATCCTCAATTAGGTGGCAATGTGATTCAATCTAGCGTGATAGAAATTAATCCTGGTTATGTGCTAAGGGGTCAATCTATTTTACGATCAACTAGATTAACTGTTAGTTCTAAGTTTACAAAACAACTTCCTCAGTTAGGGGTTTAGAATGGCTTTGACCATTAAAGTTGACAATCCAACGCTTCCTAAAGGCGAAGAAGTCATTATCGACAGTCTTGGTATTGCTAAGAATGGCGAAGTCACTACCTTCACTGATCAAGAAGTTGCTGGGTTCGAATCAAAGCACGGTGCTAAAGCTGCTGAGCTTATTGCAAATGCTGCTTATGTTAAAATTGTGAAGGAGCAGTCTAATGCCTAGTGTTGGTGCAGCCGGTATTTTAGGTGTGGCTTTAGAAGCTGTCTCTGGTACATACTTAGCTCCCACAACTTTCATTCCGTTTGATAGTGAGTCTATGAAGTGGACTCAAGAGAACGTTGAACGTCGCCCGATTCGTAATTCTCCGGCATTGCTGGGAATGATTAAGGGCCCCGGTCACGTTGAAGGCGATATCACTTTTGATTGTACGCCTGATCTTCTGATCTATTTCTTGTATGCTGCTCGAATGTCGGTTGTTAAGACTGGTTCTGGACCGTACAATTACGTTTGTACTCCCACAGCTGTGGCAGTTCCGACAAAGACAATGTCGGTTACAATCAAGCGTGGTTCTGAAGTTTCTGGTTATGCTGGTTGTGTGGTATCTAAGCTTAACCTCAAGATTGAAGATGGTGCTTTTAAGGCTACTGTTTCTCTTCTTGGAGTTTCTGAGGCTACACAGACTAATCCGACTCCTACATGGCCTACTTCTACAGTTTTTGGTGCGGGTTTCTATACTTGGGAGATTCCCACAGGTACCCCAGTTACGGATACTGATAAGTGGGAATTTGAAGTTGATGATTCTGCTGAAGCTCAGAATCGCATTACAAACTCTATTGCTGCTCAGTTCATTGCTTTTAAAGAGAACAAGTGTTCTTCTAAAGTTGAGCGCGATTTCGAGACGCGAGCAGAGTTTGATCAGTTCAAGAACGTTACTTCTAAGAGCCTGACAATGACTGCTTCTACTGGCGCTAATAACTCTGTCGCTATTTTGACCCCGGTGTCGTTCATCAATTCGTATGAATACAACTTAGGCGGTCAGGGTGATCTTCTCAGAGCCAGTGTTGAGTACGCCCACGCAGTTAATGCTGCTGGTAATAATTATACTATTACTCTTAATACTACTACTAATATCACATAGGAGAACAAAAATGCCTAATGCGCTGGCGACAACTAATGTTACAGAATATGATCTTAAGACTCTTGAAGGTGGCAAGATCAATCTTAAGCGAATGACTTATGGTCAGAAGCTTGAGCGTCAGGGAATGATTAAGGTTCAGTTTGGTGGAGGGAATCGTCGTAATAGCGATTTTAAGGGTGAGCTTGAAATGGCTAACCGAATTGCTACTTACTACGAGTTTCAGCATTGTATTGTCAGCCACAATCTGACTGGTGAGAATGATGTTCTTCTAGATCTTTCTGCCCCTGGAATTATTGATCAGCTTGACCCACGTATTGGCGAAGAGATTAGTAATCTGATTAGTGAATTGAATAACTTCGAGGACGATCAGGGAAACTAGAATATCGCATCAACAGAGCTGTGGTAGCTAACGTCCCCATCCAACCAGAGGATGGGGACGTTGGTCAAGCTATTTCATTATATAACTTGTGCAAAACGTTTGGTCAGTTACCACAGGTTGGTGCGATTTTCGATCAAGATTCTTATTTAATGTGGGTACTTAATCTGGTAGACATGGCCTACAATAAACGAGAGAACGCAGAAGCTGAGAGAATGAAGGCTAAGAAATAATGGGCTTATCTACAAGAGAATTATATCTTATCATTCGCGCTCGCGACGAAGCTTCTAGAGTGCTTACTGGGCTTGGTACTAATATTGCTAAAATTAGCAGTGCTACTATTGCTGCTAGACGGGCACAAGCTGCTGCGTTATCTGCTGCCGGGGCTGGTATGATGGCTATTGGTGCAGCTACTATTGGCGTTTTAAATAACATGGGTAAGGCTAACACTGATTATGCCCAGTCTGTGGCAACATCTTTTACGCAGGTAGAAGATAAAGCTACTGACAGCATGAAAGGTTTGAGCGACCTCGGTCTGAGAACAGCCCAAAAATTTGCTGTAAACTTCAAAGAGATTCAACCAGCTATCTATGATATCTTCTCATCTGTGGAAGATAAAGGTAAAAATGCTGCTAAGATTCTAGAGGGAATTGCAAAGGCAGCTGTTGGTGGCGCTACTGATATGGAAACAGCTGGTAACTCTATCATCGGTGTTTTGAACGCCTGGAACTTAAAGGCCAAAGACGTTGGTAGAGTCAATGATCAGATGTTCCAGTTGGTGAGAAAAGGCCGAGGCACATTCCAGCAATTCACGGCTGCTATGGGCAAAGCTATTCCATCAGCTAAAAATGCAGGTCAGTCTATTGAAGAAGTTTCCGCAATGCTGATGCTGCTTACTCGTAACGGCGTTACTACAGCAATGGCTGGTACATCTGCTGCACGAGCTATGGACCTCTTAGCTAATCCACGATTCCAAGTCAATATGAAGTCTATTGGCATGTCTGTCTATGATTCTTCTGGCAAAATGAAAGCTATGTCAACAGTGATCGAAGAGATGCGCCAGAAGTTTAAAGATTTAAGCCCAGAAAAGCGCGCTAATGAGCTTAAAGGCTTGCTAGGTGGGGCTGGTAACAATATTCAAGCTCGTCGATTCCTTAACTTAGCTCTTGGTGAAACCAACCACCAATATAAGCAGATGCTTATTTATGCTAAAGATGCTGGTGGAGCAGCTGATGAGGCATATAAGATCATGGCTAATACTCCTCAAGCTAAGATGCAGTTACTGGCTAATGAAGTTGAGGTATTTAAGGTAACATTTGGTGAGGCAGTAACCTCTGTAAAGGTGTTTATTGCTGAAGCTTTGACACCATTGTTGAAAGCTTTCAACAGTCTCAGCCCACAAATGAAACAAACAATCATCATTGTTACCGGTGTTGGTGCTGTTCTATCTATAGTTGTTGGGGCAGTACTAGCGGCAGCTGGTGCTATTATGCTGTTTGAAGGCTTAGGTGTTACTATTGGCGCTGTTTTTGGCGCCGTAGCTTGGCCCATCCTAGCTGTAGTAGCTGCTGTTGCGGCGTTAGCTGCTGGCGGTTATTTACTTTATCAAAACTGGGATGCTGTGGTAGCGTGGTGGAATGGCGTATGGCAAGAAATGCAGCGCGTTGTTCAGCCGTTTGTAGGCTGGATTAATGCTAGAATGCAAGATTTGGCTGACGGCTGGGAATGGTTTATGGCAGCTGTCGGCCCGGCCATAGATGCATTTGGTCAGGCTATGCAAAATCTAATGAATAACATAGGTCCAATTTTCAATTGGATTGTTGGGGCTATCCTAGCTTTTCTAGTTCCAGCTTGGCAAATGATTGCTACTGTTGTTGGTAAGGTATTAGGTGGTATCGGTAGCCTATTAGGTGGTTTTATCAATGTGTTATCAGGTGTAATTAACTTTATTGTAGCTTTATTTACTGGTAACTGGCAAGCTCTGTGGGATGCGACGCAGCAAATCTTCTCGGGATTGTTACAGATGATTGTTGGAGTTTTTCAGACTCTTGGTGGCCTACTATGGGGCGTCCTATGGGGAGTAATTAACGGCATTATTGGTTTTTTCACTTATCTGTGGGATGTTATTGTCGGCCATTCAATTATTCCTGACTTGATTAACGCTATTGTTGAATGGTTTAAGAAGCTGCCAGGTTGGGTTTATGGCGTTGTTTCTGGTTTCGTGTCCGGTGTTGTTGGATTTATCAGAGAATTACCCGGTAAGGCTATTGCTGCTGTTAGCCCATTTGTTTCTGGTATTAGAGATAAAGCTGTGGAAGCTTGGGAAGGCTTCAAATCAGCTGTTTCTACAGGTATCAGCAACGCTATTACCACAGTTAAAGAGCTCCCAGGCAAGATTAAAGATGCTTTAGGTGGAGCTATTGGCTGGCTTAAGAACGTTGGAGAGAATGTCATTCAAGGCTTAATCAATGGTATTCGGTCTATGTGGGATAACGCAGTCGGATGGATCACGAGACTCGGTAATGCTGTGGTAGATGCAGCTAAACGAGCTTTCAATCAGAACTCTCCGTCTAAGGTATTCTACGATATCGGTGTCAACAATGTCAAGGGCCTAATTAACGGTACGATGAGCATGCAAAATGCCGTTAATGCAGCTTATGCTGGCTTAGTTACTGCTCAGTACGATACTGCTGGTAATCTTACGTTTGGATTATACGGCAATACCACCAATTCTGTGGTAACTGGTCCGGGCTCTAGCAATAATAACGACGGTAATAAGATTGATATTACTGTTAATACGCAAGAAATTGATCCGGTCAAGCATAGTGCAGACCTTGGTTACGAGTTAGCTGCTCGATTGAATCTGTAAGGGTTGTTAAATGGCTGCTCCTGTACTCAATATGTATGAGTACCAATATGAGGACAGCGGCATACTGCTTAATGGTAGTGTGTCGCTGCCCTTTATTGACGTACAAAAAGTGACTGGACTAGATTTACCGCCAATTGAAGCAGGTGAGATTGATTATGATAGTCAAAACGGCGGTTTTATTTATGCTCGTTTTGTTACAGCTAGGACCATTGTCATTGATGGTATTCTGTATGCAAATCCTTCTACAATTGATCAAACTCTGCAATCATTAAGAGCTAATTTTTTACCTGATGATACAGATCAGCCATTCTATTTACGAGATGCGGGTTTAACACAGCAATATATCATGTGTAAGCCAATTGGTTTGAAATATGATGTTGATAAGCTTCGTAATTATGGAGCTTGCAATATTCAGATTCAATTAAAAGCTGGTGACCCCACTCGCTATATTGATAAAGCTGATACGGCTATGGTTGCTGGAACAAACTATTCAATCACAAATAACGGAAACGTAATTACTTGGCCTAGATTAGTTACGACTGGCCCATTTTCTGAAATGGCTATTGTAAATAACAGTACTGGTGATACTGTGGGATTCGTTTACACAGCTGATGCAGATGATGATATTGTTTTGGACTTCAAGACAAGATCGTTGTTAATTAATGATGTTAATGCTTCTGGCTTATTAACGTCTATTGGTTGGTGGCCTCTACGTCCAGGTGTTACAGAATACTTTAAGCTATTTTCTGTGGGCACCAATGTTATGGTTAATCCTGATACAGAGTCTAACTATACCACAGGTTATGCAGTTGGTGCTAACTGGACAGGAACACAAGGCTACACAGGGGATAAGCACAAAGGTACTCGTTCCCTTAGAATGGTGCGTAAAAATAAAACAGCTACTAATGGTCAAGTTACTATTCCCACAGGCTTAACTGGACAAGCGGCTGGTACTTATACAGCTTGGGTGTGGCTAAAAGGTTCTATGCCTAAAGCTACTGTGCAGTTACGTAATGCTGGCACCGCTATCACTACTATTTCATTAACTAGTATCTCGTCCACAGCTTGGAAGAAAGTACAGTTTACTTATACTCTGTCATCTACTGGCGGAGCTATTGATTTCTTGATTACTGATGCTGGACAAGCTGCTTCAGTTTATAAGAAGAATCAAACTCTTTTAATTGATGATTTAGGTGTATCTGCTATTAATGCGTCTTCCTTTAATGCTACGATGCAATCAAAAGATGGCTGGATTTAAGGAGAATTATGGCCGACTTTAGAATGGATTTACAATTTAGAGACGGCACATATATCGGCACCATTCCATTTGCGGATTTGCAGGGCGAGTTCAGAATGAATCAGCCTAATGAGATTCGCTTTAAGACTAGTTCTGTAGACTTACTTAAATATGTGAATCCTGTATCTCAGCTTAGAGCAGGTTTAACAGAAGTTGTCCTTTATAGAAATGGTGCTATTATTTTCTGTGGCCCGATTTGGACAATTGATACAGCTAGCAACGATAAGATCTTGAATATCATGGCTCAAGATGTAGCTAGTTATCTTAAGCAGCGCTATATTTCAGCTGATACAAAGTTTACTAAAAAGCGATTTGCTTACGGTCTGTGGAAACTGATTCAAGATGCTCAAGCATTGTCTAATGGTTCTCTTGGTATTACATTAGGTCAAGATGCAGCTACTCCAACAGGTAGTTTTAGTTTCACTCGTAAATCTGGAACTACTTTATTAAAAGCTGCTGATAAACTTTGTGCCGGTTCCACAGGATTCGATTGGCAAATTGATCCGCAACGACGGTTAATGATGTATTATCCCCGTATTCAGGTGCAGTCTAATATCCGCCTCGAATACGGTGGTAATATCAAAAGCTATTCTGTTCGCGATGTGGGCTCACAGATTGCTAACGAAGTATTTACTGTGGGTGCTAATAAGTATATTTCTAGCACATATACAGATGCAGACTCCATGACTAAGTTTGGACGCCGACAGTACGTAGCTAATGATAGCTCATTGAAATCTAAGTCTAAAGTTGATTCCAATTCTAAGACACAGCTTTCTTTGCGTAAAAATCCTAGACTGATACCACAGCTTGTCATTAATGCAGAGATTGCTAATCCATTTAATGATGGAATTACTTATGGTAATTTAGTTTATACCACAATTGATGATGGCTGGGTTCAGTTTGATGGGTTAATGCGTTGTTCCGGCTTTCAGCTTTCTATTGGTAAGCATGGCAACGAAACGTTCGTATTGTACATTAATGATACTAGAGAAATCGAGGATACTGGTATATGAAAAATCCGACACTTGTTGACGTTATCGGTGATATTCTCGATAAGTCTGATACGTTAGATGCTACATATGTTGAGTTTGGGGATGCTGATAACTCTAATGTCACTGTTCCTGTGGTCAGCAGTATTAGTGGTACAGTAAGTTACTACGCAGCAACAATTACCAAGACTCCGTTTGCTCGTATTAACTGGTCCTGGGTTGCTCCGTTAATGTATGACGAAGATGGTAACATCGTTAATCCGAGCGATCCTGATGTTGCGGATGATATGTACTTAGACCCTGTGGTCGACTACATGTTTGGAGTAGCTAATAACGGGGCCTCTCCTACATCTTTCCGGTCTACTAATGGTTCTACTTCTGTGGTAACAGAAGAGCATCCTTTGGGGATTAATGTAACAATTACAGTTTACGCTGTAACTAAGAGCGGCATCGCTGGTCCTACATCTCAGTACACAGCTACCGTCAGCAGGGACACGACGCCCCCTGGACAGCCGAGCACGCTGACACTGAGCACGGCAGCAGGCACAGTCTCAGCTATCTATGATGGCCTTATGACAGGCAGTTTGCCTCAGCCCGATGATTACTTATTTACAGAAATTTATGCTGGTACAGCTAACCCTCCTACCACAAAAGTTGGTGAAACTCGTGGTCGAGGGATTGTAACATTTGCCGCAACTCCTGGTACCACAGTTTATGTGCGTTCAGTAAGTTATGATTCTTCGTATAACGCCAGTGCTTACTCAACTGTGGTAAGCATTGTGGTTAAGAGTATCTTAGATGATACTGATTTAACTGCCGCATTAAATAGTCGAGCACGTATTATCTCTAGTGTTACTGATCCTGTTACTCCTGGTCCTGTGGCTAATGGTGACTGGTGGTTTAAGTTAGATGCAACAGATAACACAAAGATTATCGCTTTCTATAAGCGCATTTCTGGTGTGTGGATTCAAGATGCGTTCAATGCGGCACAAGTAATTGCTGCACAAAGTATCATTGCTGGCTTGTTATCTGCGGATGCTGTGGTAGCAGATAACATTAAAGCTGGTGAAATCTACTCTAAGCTTTCTTTGACTGGGGAGCTTAAAGCAGATGCTATTAGTACAGGTATTCTTGATGCCCTTGTTACTGTCACAGGAATCCTACGAACAGCTGAATCCGGTTCTCGTGTAACTTTGGATTACACAGGAATTACGCTGTTCGATTCTAATGATGTTCCAGTTATTTTCATTAATACTAATGGCGAGTCCATGTTTAATGGAAATGTAACAGCTAAAACGATTGTTGTTCTGGGCACGCTACAGTTAAACAGCCCTAATAATAAGATGCTGCCAGGCTCTAGCATCGTTATGTCATCAAAGATTACGTCACCATCTAACCCGCCCACAGTAAACAATACATATAACACATTTTCTCTGTTAGACTCGGGAGGAATTGCTTTTGTGCCAGCTGCTGTGGGCCGCAAATCAGACGGAAAATTTGTTAGTGATCGCAGTGATGGATCATTAACAATTAATAATGCTGATGGTACATATGGCTCTACATTTACTATTCCAAGTGGCAGCACTGGTGCAGCTGTAGTTGGTAACTATGCGTACTCATTTATAAATACTGCATCGTATTTTAGAGTTTATCGCACTAATCTTACCACAGGTGCTAATGCTTACTATGATGTAACCAGTAATAAACCGATTGTCCCTGCTGAGGGATTAATTACTAGGATTGGTGGTAGTGATAGTTCCACAATTATTGTTACTCAAAGAGGTACAGGAGTTTCTGGTGGTACCTATAACTTCTTTGAATATTCTATCACAAACCTTACTGGTGATAACTTCAGCTTAACGTATGTTAAGAAAGCTGCTATTGGTACGAACTCTTATGGTCCAGCATTTCGTAGCAATTTAGACGTCGCTGCTGATAGCTTTCTTATTCCATTAAAATATGGGGCCACAGGAACAAGGTTCTCTATTGCTGCATATTCTACAGTTGCTGCCGATGCTACTAAGTATTTTTACTGTAATGGCGGTTCCGAGATTAGGGGCTGCGGATATTACAGCGGAAAAATTTGGGCTTGTCAAGAAACTGGAATTACAGTATACGAAGCATCTATTATCAGTGACATGAGTCAGGCTGCTGATTTTGCTTATACATACTATGATTCTGTTGGTACAACTCATGAATCCGCGATCTCTAAAAAGATTAATTCTAATTTCTATAACCGTGCTATTGTTAAAATTAGTGTTCCCGGTTGGTCTCCTGATACTTCTACAGTAGATTCTGTAGATCAACTTAGATTTTACTGTGCTAAAGCATCTGGCGGCACATTATATTTACAAGGAACAAATGCTAATGGCTATGTGAACTTAAGTAGCATTGCTACATCTGGTACTACGCCACTTGGCTCTTCTACATTTCCTGTGGTAGGACCTGCTCAAATTACTACTGATGATGGCATTGTTCAAATTAATTCTGATGGACGCGTGCTTGGTAAGATACTTCAGTCTAGAGCAGTTAAAGGAACGGCTGGACATACATCAGATGGTACTTCTATGTCGGCCAATACTTGGACAGGTGTTGTAGATTTTACAGTTACAGCTACAAATTGCCCGGGTGTTACTAATACTCACAGATTTGATATTACTGAAAATGGCTATTATGACATTGATTTCTATGCTAAATGGGCTAATTTTGGTTCCGCTTATAACAGAGCAGCACATATCATCTTGAGCACTGGTGCTGTTTTAGCTTCTGAAGCTAGCAACGGAACTGGATGGCTAGCACAAACTGTAAATGCTAGAGGCATTTATTTAACGTCTGGTCAATATGTTGCATTTGAAGTATTTTCAGGAGTTAGCACTATATTTAATCCGGTTGCCGGAACACCTGATGCTGGATTAGCACAATCTTATTATCAGATCAGGAAAGTAGGCAATTAATGGTTTGGACAAAGACATGAGACTAAGCAAAACTATAGTAATTGTACTAGTCTCATTTGCTATCGCTGGATTGGCTCTATTTACAGGGTCTTTCTTTGGATTTTCTTATAGGGTCAATCCAGCTTTAGTAGATGCAGGTTATCCAGCACGTAGAGTCATCGGGGGACTCTTATTTGTTGGTTCTACATTAACTGTATTTTCAGCGGCACCTTGGAAACTGCGTACCACAGCTTGGAAACTAGCTATTATTGGCGTGCCGATATCAGTTTCTGGTTGGGGACTGTATACATTTTCTATCTTAATCACTGATCCTTTGTCGTTATTTCCTGGCATCTTAGGAGCAGGATTAACAATCGCACATATCTATAAGTTTATAGATGTTCTTAGAGATGAGTTTAAGACTCGACAAAATGTGGAGGCATTAGAAAATGTTCAATCCCCCTGACTGGATGCTACAGTGGTTAATGTGGTTTTTTGGTGCGGGAGGACCTATTGTCGGCGCATATTATTGGTATCAAATGCGTAAAAAACGACCTATTGATACCTCCACAGCACAGGTAGCTAATGCTATAGCTATCTCAAATGTGGCAAAAGGTATCGTCGATATGTTGAACGGACAAATTGATGATTTTAAGACCCATATTGAAACTCAGGATGGCAAGATCGAAAAACAGAATGTTGAGATCGCATCATTAAAAGACCGAGTAATCAATATTGAAAATATTTGGGGTGTTTGGTACGCTGATCTTAGTAATAGATGGTCGTTCCACAGATTACAAGATAAGGCACCTAATGCTCCTGATGGGAGATACAATGAATGAAGAAGTTTTAGACCCTGCTGACGATGACCGTGCTCTAGACTTCGATATGGGCGAGCTAGACGGGCCGGAGCCGCCTCAAGCGCCTGTCACAGAGCTCCCTGCGGAATGGGAACCGTCTACTGACGACGAGATGAGTGACGATGCCAACTAGTAATTTATTTACTGCACAGCAATATGCTGATTTAGCTAAGGCTCAGGTTGGAAAACAGTACATTTTAGGTCAGCCGATCCCATATAACAAGGATAATCCTACAGCATTAGATTGTTCTGGATTAGTCATCTGGCTGAACAATAAATCTGGCGCATTTATTATGGGAGATGATACGGCAGCCGGTCTCTACAATAGAAGTAAAGCTGTTACAGGTTCACCAACTGTGGGTGATCTTGTGTTTCTTCGTAATAACCCGGCTCGTTCTAATGGTATCGGCCACATGGCAGTCATCACTGCCAAGTTGTCGAATGGCGACTGGCGTATCATTGAAGCTCGTGGCCGCGCTAGTGGAGTTGTTTCCACAACTTTGAGCTATTGGAAGACACGCAAGTATTTCACAGGCGTTCGTCGTATTCCAGGTTTCAAGTTATTGCCTACTACCACAGAACCGGGCCCTGTAGAACCTAAGCCTATGATTACCAAATTTAATGTTGGTGAATATAACGGAGAAGACACTCGATTCGGTGGTAAATCTAATGACGATGGGCCTGTGGTAGTAGGAATGGCCTCTAGCGTCAATTTACTTGTGGAATTTTCTCGAATTCAGCGTGACGCTATCCGTAAAGCTCGTGGCGGTATGGATAAATGGTTAGTCTGGACTCGCGATGATGGTAAGTCTCAGACAATTTTGTTTGAGAAAAAGAAGTGGGCTCATACAGAGCGAACCCCAGTTACGTTTGGTCCGACTTCTTACCATGGTGCTGTGATTGCTGTTCTTAAGCACAGAGAAACAGGACAGAAAGTTCAGTTTGCTTCTTTCCATTTACCGCCAACTAAGCTTTATAAGTCTGTGGCAGATGCGGAAAAAGCACGCAAGGGATACTTCGCCAAGCTAATTGGTACCCTTGATAAGAATCTGCCCACAGTTATTGGTGGAGATTCCAATACTCCCACAGTTATGGAGTGGGCTAAAGCTGCTGGTTTTATTGTGCTCAATACAGGTGCAACAACCGACAGCGGAAAGCGGCTTGATTATATCTTAGGTCGTTCTGTTGTGTTTGGTAAGTCTCGGACTATTAAGTCTGGTGCTCGATCCGATCACAACGCTATTGCCACCACAGTTACTGTGGCAACTTCTACTACATAAGGAAAAAATGTATACATTGGATTTTTGGAAGGCTGTTCTTGAACGGTCTGTCGCTACGTTCTTTCAGACATTCTTAGGTGTCTGGTTAGCGTTAGGCGTGACAACTACTCAAGGCCTTGATTGGCGAGTCATTCTTGGTTCTGCCGGAGCTGCTGCTGTGTTGTCTGTAGTCAAGTCTATTGTCGCTGGTTTCAATAATGGTAACCCTTCTGTGGGTAATGTGGAGGTTGTTTCTAATGAAGAAGTTAATTAGTGTATTCTTATTGGTTTTAGCGTTGCTTATTCCTAGCGGAACTGCCTATGCTGCATCTACCTCTGATGTTCTGGGCTGTAAAGTTACTCATGGTGGTGTTGGTAGCTGGGATGGTGAATGGGTTAAGGTTGTTTGCGATGGCCCTAAGTTTACTAATCCCAAGAAGTATGGTGAGCATCAGTATCGTGCATTTGCTTGGTGTGATCGTTTAGGTTGGCAAGCGGATCGTAAGGCTGTAGGTAGTTGGCAATGGGGTCGAGGAACCAGCATTGCTCGCTGTGATGCTATTGGTGACTGGGGAGCCGTACGTTGGGGCTATGAATGGCGCTAGTCAAATAATGAAGGTCGTAAGATCGAGTCTAAGAAGTAGTTAATCAACTAACGGCGCCCGGCTAATTCGAGTCGGGCGCCTTGGGAGGTAAAATGTCAGCTGGACAGCTAGACTTAGAAATTGAACAAGGCGCCAGTTTTTCACGTACTCTAATTTGGACGACGGCTGATACTACTCCGGTTCCAATTGATTTAACTGGTGCTACTGCTGAAATGCAGATTAGAGATAAACAAGGCGGTAGAATCTACGCTGATCTTACCACAGAAAACTCTAAATTAGTACTTGGTACTACTAATGGACAAATCCAAATTTTACTCAGTGCTGCTGATACTACGTTATTAGACAAACGCCGATTAAAATATGATTTAGAAGTCACATCTCTAACTTTTGGCACGGCGCGCGTTATTGAAGGAACAGTCACTGTGGTACCGAATATTACGCAGTCTCTTGGAGAGCCTGTGGTAACATAATGGCAATTGTAATTAATGAAAATGACCAAGAAATTATTGTTGTCAATGATGCTAATCAGCGTATTACTGTAGCCGGGCCATTTTCTAGTATCGTAAGCCAGGCTGCTATTTCTAGTGCTGTGGAAGATTACATTGAAGCTAATCCTATTACCACAGGTTATGTGCATACTCAGTCTGTAGCAATGGCGACTTGGACTATTAACCATAATTTAGGGCGTCGACCTAATGTAGTGCTTTATGATGATACGAATACAGAAGTAGAAGCTGATATAGTTTCTACTACTACTACAGTTGTAATTACAATGCCTAGTCCAATGACTGGTCAAGCAATTCTAACATAAGGAAAATAACATGGCAAAGAAGTTTTTAACTGGGTTAGACTTGGCTAGCCAAAAGATCGCTAACCTGGCGGACGGTTCGTCTGCTGCTGATGCTGCTACATATGGGCAGTTACAGGCCGCAATTCGTGGGCTCGTGTGGAAGGCAGAAGTTAAAGCTGCTACCACAGCAAATATTACTTTGAGTGGTACTCAGACTATTGATGGCATTGCGTGTGCTGCTAGTGACCGCGTCTTAGTTAAAGATCAAACTACAGCTAGCGGCAATGGTATTTACGTTGTTGCTGCTGGCGCATGGTCACGCGCTACAGATCTTGATGAAGGTTCTGAGTTTACCAATGGCGTTGCCGTTACTGTGGAACAAGGCACAGTTAATGGTGACAAAGCTTTTGTTATGTCTACGGACGGGGCTATTACTATTGGTACAACCTCTATTAACTTTGTTGCTTTAGGCGGGAGCGGCTCTAGCTATACAGCTGGCAACGGCTTAAATCTCAGTGGCGCTACCTTCTCTGTGGTCCCAGCCGCAGGCGGGGGTCTTACTGTGGACGGCTCTGGCGTTGGTATTGATACAGCTTATTCTGGCCTCGCAAAGCGCTATTCTACAAACGTTCCTAGCGGTTCTACGTCTGCAACAATTACTCATAACTTAGGTACTCTCGATGTTCATGTTGCAGTTTTTGAGGTTACTGGTGGCGTAGAAGTTGAGTGTGACGTTACTCATACATCTACAACTGTGGTAACGCTTGGTTTCGCAACTGCTCCTACAACTAATCAATACCGCGTTGTCGTTATTGGATAAGGGGAGCCATGGCTAGAAAACAAGTTGGCGCGGCACCTTCTAATGACGCAGATTCTGTGATCAAATCTTACGTTGATCCTGCTTTAGTCGGACGCTACGCAGGAATCAACGCACAGACTGGAACTACTTATACACCTGTGTTATCTGATGAAGGTAAGTTAGTTACAATCACTAATGCAGCTGCAATTACTATTACCTTACCACAGAATAGCTCGTTAGCGTTCCCTATCGGCGGTAGATTCGATACAGTAGGTTTAGGTGCTGGATTAGTTACATTTGCTGCCGGCTCTGGTGCTACTTTAGTTGGTACTCCATCTTTAGTTACTAGAGCTCAGTATTCTGTGGTATCTGTGGTAAAGATTTCTACTAATGGCTGGCTTGTAGTTGGTGACCTTTCATGATTCCAGTAGGCGTAGGCGGTTCTACACGTAAAAAACTGTATTCCGCATTTAACAACGATGCTAGTAATCCACCTTCCCAAAGCTGGGCTACTGATCCTACAAATTATATCTTAGGACAAAATCTTAGATTTAGTAGAGCTGGTAAGGTTACGGCTGTTGGATTTAGACGTGGATTATCTGACCCTACAACTAGCAGGAAATTGTATTTATGGGATTCTTCAACTAGCACGTTATTAGTTAATGTTGCGTCTTCTGGTGAATCTGGAACTGGTTGGGTATGGGTTGAATGTGGACCTATTAGTGTTAATGCTACTGATTTATATGTAGCTGGTTATCAGCGTCCTACTAATTCTAGCTATAGATCTGTGAATAACGCAAGTTGGCCCGTGACCAATGGTCCGGTGTCAGCAATTTCTTCTGGGGTATACACAACTACTATGGTTGACCCTCCTGGTTCTACTCCTCCTAATAACTCATACCAAACGTCTAACTACTTTGCAGATGTAAAATTTCGCTAAAACACAAAAAGCCCGTACCTTAATTGGTACGGGCTTTTGTGCGTTATTTATAGGCTAACTCTATATAAGAGTTAGCCTTTATTTTATTTTATTTTATTTTTTCAGTAAACTTCAACTAATACCTGTGGATGGTCACTAGATTGCTTATCAAATAAATATTTTGTAGCACAAAGATTAGTAGAGCTAACTAAATCAATAGTGTATCCGTCAATAAAATAACCAGGTAAGTAGCTATTTAGTTTGGTCGCGCTCATATTGAAATCCCCAAACAATACTACCTTGTTCTTAGTCTGCCATTTTCCTACCACAGAAACGCACTTCTTAATTTGTTCGGTGTTATCAGGATCGCCAGGAGATAAATGTGTTACACAAAAAACAAATGGCGACCCTTTCATACGGGCACCTAAGATTCTCCTAGGCTGCCGCCCTACAGAGCCGACTGGATTCTTTCCGTACGGTAATGCGGCAGAGGACCTCCATTCAATTGAGGAGGTTTTTAGATAAAGCGCATTTCCTGATTTATTTCCTTCTGCCTTATCATTGCAGCCACCTGATTCATTAACATAAGTCATAGTAGAAAGATAACCAAGTTTTGCTAATTTAGCTTTAAAGGTTCTATGTTGTTTATAACATAGTTCTTGTAAACCAATTACTCCAGGTTTGTACATTACAACAGTATCCAATAAATCTGGCAGCAATTTTTCTGGGCTTCCAGCGTTACCATTACCATTTCTATCTACTGACCCATGAACATTCCATGTCATAACCAACATTATTTATACGCTTTCTCTAACAATTCAGTTCTTAAAGAGAGCTCTGTATGATTGACAATATAATAAACAAGGTGACGCATAGCATCGCACATATGCGGCATGCCAGGATAGTACAGCTTCATCTTTTTTAACTTATCGTCAGTTACAAAACCTTTAGCTTGCGCCGGAGTTTGAGCTATAATATCAACTTCATTAATTTCTGCATAAAGCTTAATAACACCAATGTATTCACGAGAATCAAGAACTAGGCCAGCGCGAGATTTATTACGATACTCAAATGTTTCATAAACAATAATATTTGGGTCATAATCTCTCATCAAAAGATAAAGATCATAATGATGCTGTCCGACTAATTGACCACCAACAATCGTCTCATCAGAGTAAAGCACCCAACCTGTGGTACCGCCAGGATCAAACGCCAAGATATTCATTATAGTCGCTTACCATGAAGAATAGGCCTCCCTGAATTGTATTCAATCTTTTCTTCCATGATTTCGTCAATATCGATATCAGGATAATGCTGTTTAATAGAATCAAGAATACGAATTACGCAATCTAATAGCTCTACTACGACACCCTCTGGCTTACCATGAACATAATATATTGGAACATTGCCTGCACGAATCTCTTCCACAGCCTCAGAAAGCTCACAATGCATCAATGCAATATCTTCTACCTGAGACCTGCCAATACCGTGGAAACCTTTTTCATCTGTAATTCTCCAAACAGTAGCAGCATAGTTATTAAGTGACAATATCTGTTCCATCAGTTCTCCTTAACATTCTGATCTATACCAACAATCACACAAATTACCCTCAACCCTATCAACGCCTCTACATGTAATTATATATGGGAAGCTTTCTTTTGTATAGAAACAAAACTCATACATAACAACTTTTGCTGATCCCGCCCCATTATCATAAAATGCAAATTCTGTTCCGTCATCTTTTACAACAAAAAACTCATGTTTGCATTCACTATGTTTTTCTTCATGACTTTTTCTGTCATAAATAGTTCCAATTGTCATTTAATTATCACCATACCATTTAATCATGGTTTCTCTTTATAGGAACCAATTTATCGATTATACTTGGAAGATTATTTTTAACTTCTTGCCGATAATCGCTAATTATATAACCGTTTTTTCTGAGCATTTTGAGCAGCTTTTTCTTGCCCATGATATGGATTTCAATTGATGCTGCTAAAGCTACCTTTCTTTCAAAGCTGTCCATATTGCTGAGTTTTTTCCAGTTAACAACAATTTCATTAGCTAGAGATACGCTTGTACCTGACACGGAATATTTCATTTTTTCTCCTGTAATTTCTCAACGCAACCAGCGTAACCAGCGATATCGATATATGAGTCCAAATGAAAACCATTCTGAGTCCGACTCACTTTCATCAGAATCATTAGGTTAGCAAAATCAGTAGCAGACAGAGCTACATGACCAAACTTGGTTACATGATGTTGTAAATAAATAGTCCACAGATCAGCTATCTGTTGGAAACTAGTTTTGACATCGCCATAATCCTGAGCACGCTGTCCATTGATAATGGCATCAGCAAGTTTAAGAATTGATGGTTTTTCTGACGCATGAATCTTTGTTGCTGGATTAGCCGCTGTATTAATAGGTGGAGGAGTGATATTAACTGGATTCATTAAACAGAGCTTTCTCTAGTTGGACATTTGTGAGAAACGTAAACAATTGCGTGCCTTCACTAATTTCAATTAGATCATCATCAAAGATAATGCTAAATGTAGCAGTCTTTGTTAGCTGATCCACCTTAAGCACCTTGACAGCGTACAGATTAATGTATCTCTCTGTCTGAATATTTGGCGCATCAAATACATTCACTTTAAATCTTCCCAACTTTCTCCATATGAGGATGCCACAGCAAAACTAACATAATCTCCTACCACAGAATGCGCTGATTCTAGCATACACGATTCTACAAAATCAATAACTTCTTCAACATTCTCTCGTGGGCAATCAATCATAATAGCATCATGAACTAAGTTCACAATCCTAGCATCCAAATGAGACGAAGAACCATTGAACTCGACTGCCGCAGTCAATGTCATGTCAGAAGCTGTAGACTGTGGTAGGAAAGCCAAAGCTTCATTCATGAGGTTATCTTTATTAGCCGCTGTAATTAGATTATACCGACGATGGCGCCCGAATGGCGTAATCAAATCATCACCATTAATCACAGCTTCTTTAATATCAGACTGCCATTTCACGATTTCTGGAATAACTTCAAAGAACTTCTTCATGTGCTCCCGCGCCAGCTCCACAGGAATACAGAAACCCCTAGCAATTCCGTATTCTGTTCTACCATATCCTAGTCCATAAACGTACGTTTTAACCATCGTACGCATTTCTTTCCAGGCATCCGGCTCAGTGTCGTCCTTATTCACGTTCGGATAAAGCACAGGAACAAGCTCATCGAATACGTCCCGAATGCCTTCGTTGAAGATAGGTGTGAAATAAGAATCTCCTGCTAACCAGCATAGTGTTCTTAATTCAGCTTGGCTGTAGTCAGATTGAACAAGAACACGTTCTTCTGTGGATGCCACGAACATACGCTTGATAGGAGACTTGCGTGGGATGTTTTGAAGATTTGGGTTTCTACAAGACAAGCGTCCGGTAGTTGTGCCGTGAAGAAGATAGTTTGGATGGATTCGTCCTTTGTAGAGTCGTTCCTTTGTTCCTTGGACATAAGTTTTACCTAGTTTAATTTTCGAACGGTGGTCCAGAATACGCTTCGAAAAATCTTTGACAACATCAGGAATAGCATCGCCGTCAAAATCAATGATCTTATTGAGCGTTTCTTCATTAGACGAATTAATCTTGATTCCGACTGTTTCATAAAACTCCATGATTTGCTTTGGCGAATTAGGGTTGAATCCTAACTTCTTATCAAACAAGATACCGTCACTTAATGTTAAAGCTTGATACACTAAGTTCTTCCTAGAAATCTCCGTATCTCGTTCAAATCTATCACTAAGCTGATCTAAATAATCCTCGTCCACAGACATACCGCTATGTTCAACATCTTGAAGCATATTGCTAGCTTCAATCAAAAGATTATAAGCTTCCTGTAATTCAGGATTGTTAGCAAAACGTTCTTCATACATCTTATGCAGCTCATATGTACAGTACACATCAAAAGCATTGTATTTATACAGGATATGTACTGGGATATTAGCAAAGTTTTTTGAGGTGCCAATATAGCTTTTTACTTCTGCATCATAGTCAGGCGATCCCAAATATTCTTGAGACAGATATTTAAGTCCATGAACTCCTGAACGCTCATCAAATACATAAGACGCCAGCATAGTATCATTCACAAGATTGACCTTGCCAATATGAGGACGCAGACCTTGCAAATCGAATTTGCCGTTATGAGCTAGTACGTCATGTTTAAGAAACATGAGACGCATCAAAGTATAAACATCTGTGGTAAGAGCGCTAGGAGCTAGAACTACCACAGGCTGCTCGTTATATTTGAGCCCGACGCACAACATTTCAAAACGCTCAGGATGCTCAAAAGCTAAATCTTTCTCCATAGCCGTCTCGATATCCACAGTTACAATTCCCTGTGGTAGATCGAGCAGTCTGTTCATATAAGCAATAGCATCTTGTTCTTCATCAAAAACCATAAAGCGCGGCTCGATAAACTTAGGCGCCTTGTTAACAAGTTTCCCAATATCTGTTACTAAAAATGGAAACTTGTCCTGCTGCACCATGCACAATTGAGGACTAGCTGTAGGTACCACAGGAACGCCGAGGATGCCCGCACGTAGCCTAGCGGGACCAGGCCTGTATGTCTGCCAGGCCCTCGACCCGACGGCCGTCAGCGCGGCGTCAGCGCCCAGTGAGACGCATGCCTCAGCACTCGAATTACGCACTGTATCTATAACGTAGCCTGAGCATGCCTTAATTGCTCTAGTCTTTTCTGTGGTCGATAAATCCTTAAAACCACCGCACTGTACCACAGGAATGTAGTCAAAATCTGACTTAGGGATGCCATGGAAATTAAGGACCTTCTCGAACAGCTTAATGTTGTCGCTGTTACGAATGCCACGAAAGATATCATTAGCTGTTGGAGCAGGAGTAATAGCAATAAATCGCGCGTTAGGAACTGTTTCAGCTACACATTGATTAGCTCGTAATGGGCAATTATTGCAATCAGCACCGAGTCGTTTTTGCATTAATGGGCCTCTCTTCCGTTATCGAATCTAAGATCTTCAGACATTGTTCTCCTTGGTTATCAATGAATCTGGCCCAATGTTAACTGTGGGCTCGGTCTCCATAGTATAGAGCTTCACAAACTCCAACTTAATAATAGCGGCTGTGCGTAAAAGTTGCTTAAGAGCTTCAGAGTGAAGATACTTAAAATTTGTTGACTGAATTAAAGCTTGATCATCTTCATCCAATTCAAGATAATTGTCAAAAATTGCTTCCGCTTCAGAGTGTTGAATATTTAACGGTTTGTCCACTTGTTCCTGGCACTTTCATAATTAGGCCATGAGCTTCAAGAGTAGAGAAAATTTCTGTCGCTCTCTTAGCTGGCAGTTTAAATGTACGACAAATCAGGCTACGATTTGCCCCGCCCATTTGATCGTAACTACTAATAAAATCGTAGATTTCTTTGACTAGTCTCTCATCTGCTGTATTGCCCACAGACATGATGACTTCTTCTGCAAACGTTTTCCAGCCTTCTCCATAAGACATAGCTCGGAGAAGATCGTCTAAAGTTACAGTAACTGTGGCCTCATTATCTACTTGACG